TAGTATATATAACTCTATACCCCTTTTCCATTACTAAGGACTTTTAGATGAAAACTTTATTATTGACAGCCAAACTCTTAGCTGTTACACCAGAAACAGAGTGTTTAGCACTCAATATGTATTTTGAAGCCCGTAACCAAAATATAGCAGGATTACTAGCCGTGACTAACGTAGTGTACAACAGGGTTAAAGATAAAAGATACCCCAATACTGTCTGTGAAGTGGTACAGCAAGGGCCGACTAGATTAAGCTGGAAAAACAATGGAATTGTGCATCCTGTTAAAAATAAATGTCAGTTTAGCTGGTATTGTGATGGAAAAAGTGATATACCCACGGATATTAAAGCTTACAACAGTATTCTATTACTAGCTAACAATATAACTACTAAAAAGGTAGCGTACATAGACTTAACAGATGGCGCTACTCACTATCACGCTGATTATGTATTACCGTCTTGGGCTTCAACTAAAACTAAAACAGTTGAAATAAATGATCACATATTTTATCGTTGGGAAACTGTAGATGACTAGAAAGATAATAATAGACATTGAGACAGATGGACTAAAATCTACTAAGATATGGTGCGTAGTCTGTAAGGAGCTAAACACTGGTGAAGCTTTACACTTTCTAGATAAACCTTCATTATTAGCTTATCTACAAGCTGATGATGTGTTCATCGCACACAACGGTATAGGATTTGACATACCAGTACTTAACTCACTATGGAGTACTGAGATAGACTACAAGAATGTAATAGATACACTCATTCTGTCTCGTCTATACAATCCTGAAAGGCAAGGTGGTCACTCTCTTAATAATTGGGGGCAGTTGCTACAATACGGTAAGATAGACTATCATGAGTTTTCAGAGTACTCACAAGAGATGTTAGAGTACTGTGTACGTGACGTACTTCTTACTGAGAAGGTATATAAACGACTAGTACAAGAAGGTACGCAGTTCTCTGACAAGAGTGTAGAGCTAGAGCATGAGATAGCACACATCATACATAGACAGAAAGAACACGGTTTCTTTGTAGACAAGCGTAAAGCTGTAGCTCTCTTCGCAGAAACTAAACAAAGAGCTATGTCAATAGAGAAAGAGATCAAGAAACACTTTCTTCCCAGAGCTAAGTTAATTAGAGAGGTTGTACCAAAATATAAGAAAGATGGAACATTAGCCAAGATAGGGTTATCTTCTGTAGAAAATGTAGGTGGTGCTTTCTCTCTTATAGAGTTTAGAGATTTTAATCTGGCTAGTCCTAAACAGATTATAGAGCGTCTTGATGAGTACGGATGGAAGCCTAAAGTCTTTACACCTAAAGGATCACCTAAAGTATGCGAAGAGAATTTAGCTACTGTAGTGAATACGGCTCCAGAAGCAGCTAAGAAGCTAGCAGAGTGGAAGATGTTAGAGACACGCTGGAAGACCGTAGAAGCATGGTTAGAGAATTTAGACAACAACAATAGATTACATGGTACAGTACATACTATGGGTGCAGTTACAGGACGTATGACTCATTCTAATCCTAACATGGCTAATATTGTCTCAGTAGATAAACCATATGGTACAGAGTGCAGAGCTTGTTTTACCGTACCTGACACATCTCACAGAATAGTTGGTATGGACGCTAAAGGTTTAGAGCTACGTATGTTAGCACACTATATGCGTGATCAAGAGTATATGGACATTGTGGTTAATGGTGATCCACATGAGACTAATAGAATAGCCGCTGGATTAAGTACTCGCGCTCAAAGTAAGACGTTTATATACGCATTTCTCTATGGCGCTGGTGCTGAGAAGCTAGGTAGCGTTGTAGGCGGTACGGCTAAAGACGGTGCTAGACTAAAGAGAGATTTCTTAGCTAACATGCCGTCACTTGATGCCTTAATAACTAAGGTACAAGGTATGGCAGAGAAAGGTTCGTTACAGGGTTTAGATGGAAGGAGAATATATGTTAGACATCAACATGCGGCACTAAACACTCTTCTACAGGGTGCAGGAGCGATATCTTGTAAGCAGTGGTCTATTTGTATGGAGAATTTTATACATAAAGAGAAGCTACGTGCCTACTTGGTCAACACAATTCATGATGAAATGCAGTTTGAGGTTCATCAAGATGATGTTGATAAAATAATTGAAGGATCAGACTTGACAATGCTTGAAGCAGGGCGTATACTCAAAGTTCGGTTACCCTTGAATGCTGACAGTAAGGTTGGCACTAATTGGGCTGAAACACATTAAAACAAAACAAGGACAAAATGATATGGCTAATCAACCAAATATGATTGTTAAAGGCGTAGCAGAATGGGCATGTGTACATGCTCCTAATCAACTATCTAACAAGTATCAAATTGATATTTGCCAACTAGATAAGAAAGATGCTTTAGCACTAGCAGAAAGTGGTGTGGAAGTGAAGAGTGGCTCTGGTGATAAAGCAGGTAAAGGTAACTACGTGACTGCTAAGACTGTACGTCCACCTAAAGTTATGGACGCAAAAAAGAATGTTTGGCCCTCTACTATTATGATTGGTAACGGAAGTACTGTTAAGTGTTCTGTTACTCCATTTGAATGGGTCTTTCAAAAGAAGTCTGGTGTGAGCGTTTCACTTAATGCTGTAATGGTATTAGACTTTAAAGACTCTGGTATGAGTAGCGTTGATCTTGACTCAGAAGATGGTTTTGTTCTAGATGACTTAGGCGTTAACTCTACAGAAGAAGACTTGTAAGCTTATAGACTAAGCACAACAGTAGGGGTCATCTTGTAACAAGAGATGAAACATCTAGTAACGAGGGTCGGGGTTATTAGATACTTTTCGGGTGATGCCGTAATACATCCGTGGGGGGTCATGGTTAACTCCCCAACTTTAGGAAAGGCAAGGCTGGTGAATACTAAGAGTGTGACCTTTTAGTAAAGTACGTCACAGTACTTAACAAACGGTTCAATTCCGTTTCCTTTCACATACTTTAAAACAGGAGTGTACGTCACGGTTAAGCTAGTAACCTGTATAAACTAAGACGCTAGTAGGTTAGGGGATGCCTTCACAAGAAGTTCCCCACTTATTTTAAGGAGAGACTATGCCACTTCCAAGTAAACCTAAAAAAGTACATACTCTGATAGAAGATATACATCATCTATTACAGCATGGTAAAGAAGAGTTAGATCAAGACAATCTAAAAGAATTTTTAAGCGTAATGAAAGAAGAGGTAGAACGTTTTCTACAACCCTATGAGGGAGAACGTAAGCGTCTACGTCTTTCTGCTGTAGGCCGTACTGATCGTAAACTATGGTACGAGATCAATGATCCTATACCACGTAAAGAAACTCCACAACTACGTATGCGCTTCTTCTATGGACATATATTAGAGGCTCTACTTTTGTATCTTGCTACAGAGGCAGGACATAAGGTAGAACATAAACAAGCTGAAGTTGTAGTAGAAGGTATCAAAGGACACATAGATGCTGTTATTGACGGTGTACTAGTAGACGTTAAGTCTGCATCTGACTATGGCTTTAAGAAGTTTAAGGATGGTAATTTGGTAAACGATGATCCTTTTGGATACATTGCACAGATAAGTTCTTACATGGAAGGTATGAACTTAGAAGAAGGAGCTTTCTTCGCTATTAACAAAAACAGTGGTGATTTATGTCTACTACAACTAGATGAATTAATGACTATTAACGCCTCTGAAAGAGTACGTAACATAAAGAAGATAGTAGCTTCTAAGGATATTCCAAATAAGTGCTATGATGATAAGCCTGAAGGCGCTAGTGGTAACAGAATAATAGATAAAGGTTGCTCCTTCTGTGATTACAAGTATAGATGTTGGTCAGATGCTAACGATGGTGTAGGTTTACGTACATTTAAATACTCTAATGGATGGAAACACTTTACTAAAGTAATGAAAGAACCTAACGTAGCAGAAGTGTTATAGAGATGAATGGAGAGATGAGATGGAACAGCTTAAACTAGATATTGAAGATAACGTAGTTACAAAATTTACTATGACTCCACACCTTAAAAATAGAACAAGACAGATACTTAGTATTCTTAGAGACAGAGATTGGATTACTGTTGAAGAGTTAAGTACACTCACTGGTTATGACAAACAAGGGTCTATATCAGCACTCTGTAGAAATCTACGTAAAAAGAAACATGGTAGTCATAAAGTTATCGGAAGGTACAATAAAAATAAAATATACGAATATAGACTCATAGAAGAAGATGTAAAATGAGTAAGATAGTACAAGCACACGCTCCTTGCACTGATTGCGGTAGTAGTGACGCTCTAACCATCTACGAGGACGGGTCTTTCTGTTTCTCCTGTAGAAAAGTACGTAAGGACGGTAACGTCATGGAACTTGAAGAAGCTATTAAAGTAACAGCTAAAAACAGTACTCTTACTGTAGGGCAAACACAAGAACTAAAGCGTAGGCAAATAAGCAAGTCTACTGCACACAAGTATGGTGTTACAGTCTTAAACGATAAGCACTACTATCCGTACTTTAACTCTTGGAACGAACACGTAGCTAACAAAGTACGAGGAGTTAGTAAGTCTTTCTCTGTTGAAGGAGACATACGGCAGTCAGGGCTATTTGGTCAACAACTCTTTAAGAAGGGTGGTAAGTACATAACGTTATGTGAGGGTGAGCTAGATGCGTTATCTGCACATGAGATGTTTGATAGCAAGTGGCCCTGCGTAAGCATCAAGACAGGTGCGGCTGGAGCTTGTAAGGATGTTGAAGATAACTACGAGTATCTTATGAGCTTTGAAAATGTTATTATATGTTTTGATAACGATAAAGTCGGTATAGAGAATGCACGTAAGGTAGCTGAAGTATTATCGCCTAAAGCTAAGATCATGAACATGCGTTACAAAGATGCTTCTGAGTATCTTATGGAGTCTAAGCAGACTGAGTTCTCTTCTGATTGGTGGAATGCAGATAGCTTTACACCTGATGGTATAGTAGCTGGTACAGACCTTTGGGATACTCTTCTTAAAGGGCCAGAGAAGTCTATCGTAGATTATCCGTTCGCTGGACTCAATAACATGACCTATGGAGTTCGTAAGGGTGAGCTAGTGACTATATGCGCTGGTACAGGCATAGGCAAGTCTAGCTTTCTACGTGAGATCATCTATCACATCTACGGTAACACTGACGAGAACATAGGTCTTATGTTCATGGAAGAAAGTGTACGTACTACTGCTGAGAGTTTGATGGGTCTGCATCTCAATAAGCCTTTGCATCTTCCTGATGTGGTTTATGAGGATGAAGAGTACGAGAAAGCCTTTAAAGAAGTACTAGGCTCTAATCGCTTTTTCTTCTTTGATCACTTTGGTTCCAATACAATAGAGAACATCATCTCTAGAATACGCTATCTTGTTAGAGCATTAGGATGTAGATATATTGTTTTAGATCATATTAGTATACTAGTAAGTTCACAAGAAAACTCTATGGATGAGAGAAAGACCATTGACTCTTGCGTGACTAAACTACGTACACTTGTACAGGAGTTAGGTATCTGTCTCTTTATGGTATCACATCTACGTAGGCCATCTAGTGGTTCACATGAGACAAATACTGCTGATGTTGGTCTAAACGATATACGAGGATCGCATAGTATTGGACAGTTAAGTGATATTGTTATAGCTCTAGAGCGTAATGGACAGGCTGATTGCGTCATAGAGAGACACACAACTTATGCCAGAGTAATTAAAAATAGATTTAGTGGCTTGACAGGACAATGCACTAAACTATACTATGACTATGATACAGGACGTATTACAGAAGCTGAGTTGTTATACAATAAAGTAGAGGAGCTATAGTTTGGTTGCAAGATATCGGTCTAGATTTGAAGCAGATTTCTCTAGAGATTTAAGAGAAAGAGGTATTAAGGCTACATATGAGCCTACTAAAATAACTTATGTTCCTAAACCTAGAAAATACACTCCTGATTTCTATCTGACAGAGTATGGTTTCTACATAGAAACTAAAGGATATCTTACCTCTTTAGATAGAACTAAACATAAGCTTATTAAAAGTCAGCATCCTGATATTGATATACGTTTTATATTTCAAAATGCACGTAACTTGTTACGAAAACACTCTAAGACTACTTATGGTGATTGGTGCGACAACTATGGTTTTATGTACGCAGAGAAAAGGATGCCTACAGAATGGATGAAAAAGACGATAACGACATAGAAAATAAAGTGTTAGAGAATGTACAGGCTCTAGAGAATTTATTAGATAGAGCTATTGAATCTAATGAAGGAGAAGAAGATAAACCCAGTGTAATACTTATGTTAGAAGAAGTTATAGAAGATGTTGAAGAGTCTAACGGCAATTTTAATGTATCTATCTTTGACTTTACACGCGAGTCTGAAGCTTTAACAACAGGAGGAGTATTGTCTCCCTCTGTAAGTACTTGCGTAGCATACGGTCTATTAGCTTTATTAGAGAAAGACACAGAGAGTGTTCTACAAGAAGGTTATAAATTCTTAACACAGAAAATTGAAGAAGAGATTACTAAAAATAAAAAAGGTGATGTGGTTTCTTTTTCTGATTATAAAAAGAGCGTAACCACAGACACAATAACTTTACCCTTGACTTCTAAGATGAATTTCAATATAAAAGATAATGATAAAGATAAAGGAGAATAATTTGACTAATAAAACTGATTTTGATAAGGATGTTAATCATCCTGCCCACTATAAGTTAAACGAGTACGGTATTGAATGTATAGACGCTATTCAAGCTTCTATGCCTTTTAGTGGGTTTGAGGATTACTTACGAGGTAACATTTTTAAGTACTTGTGGCGTTGTAACTATAAAGGAAATAAGTTAAAAGACTTACACAAAGCTAAATGGTATCTAGCTAAGTTAATACACGTTCAAGAGGAAGAAGAAGAAGGTAGTAAATCTTTAGGCAGTAATCAGATGGATATGTACTCTACACTAGATAAGGTAATCTCTGATACTACAGTAGGTTCAGCATGAGTGTACCTTTTGATGGCTACCAATCCTTTATCTATAAGAGCCGATACGCACGTTGGGATGACTCACAAGAAAGACGAGAAAACTGGTCTGAAACAATAGATCGTTATCTTACTTTTATGTCTAATCACGTAAATGGTTTAGAAAGTAAAACTAAAGGTTCTTGGAATAACTTTGAAGAGTCCTTCTCTGAGATAAGGGGTATGATAGAGAAACAAGAAGTAATGCCTTCTATGAGAGCATTAATGACTTCTGGACCTGCGTTAGCTAGAGAGAACATTGCAGGATATAACTGTTCATACCTTCCTATAGATAATCCACGATGCTTTGATGAAATACTATATATATTAATGAACGGTACAGGCGTAGGTTTTTCTGTAGAACGTAACGCTGTTAACAATCTTCCTGACGTTCCTGATGAGTCTTTTCAATACACTAATGACGTTATCTCTGTAGCAGATAGTAAGACAGGTTGGGCTAGAAGCCTACGTGATCTTATCAGCCTTCTATACACTAATCGTATTCCTAAGATAGACTACAGTAATATACGTCCTGCAGGAGCAAGACTTAAAATCTTTGGTGGTCGAGCTTCTGGACCTGAACCACTAGAGGACTTATTTAAGTTTGTCATTAACATATTTATTGACGCTAAAGGTCGTAAGCTTTCATCTATTGAATGCCACGATATCGTCTGTAAGATAGGTGACGTTGTAGTTTCTGGTGGCGTAAGACGCTCTGCTCTGTTGTCGTTGAGTGATCTGTACGATGATCGTATGCGTCACGCTAAAGCAGGAGAGTGGTATCTAACAGAGCCTCAGAGAGCCTTGGCTAATAACTCTGTATCTTATACTCATCGTCCTAGCGTAGAAAGCTTTATGCAAGAGTGGACTGCTCTGATCATGAGTAAGTCAGGTGAACGAGGTATGTTCAACAGAAGTGCAGCACAACGACAGGCGAGTCGTTTTGGTAGACGTTCTGATGAAGCAGACTATGGCACTAATCCGTGTAGTGAGATCATTCTGTTACCCAATCAATTCTGTAATCTAACAGAAGCAGTGTGTCGCTATGATGACACAGAAGAAAGCTTAATGCGTAAAGTAGAGTACGCTACTATACTAGGTACTTTTCAATCTACGTTAACTGACTTTCATTACATTCGTAAGCGTTGGAAAGACACAACAGAGAAAGAGCGTCTACTAGGTGTATCTCTAACAGGCATCATGGATTGCCCGTTACTTAATAAGAACGGAGACAAGCTAAAGAGCCTCTTAGAACGACTAAGAGATCATGCGGTAAAGGTGAATGAAGAATGGGCTGATAAACTCGGTATACCACGTTCTGCTGCAATTACGTGTGTTAAACCTTCTGGAACTGTAAGCCAGTTAACTGACTCAGCTAGCGGTATTCATCCTAGACACTCTCCGTACTATGTTCGTACAGTACGTGGAGACAATAAAGACCCTCTAACTAAGTTTTTAAAGAAAGCAGGAGTTAGTAACGAACCTGATGTAATGTCACCTACTAATATTACTGTATTTTCTTTTCCAATTAAGTGTTCTAGCAAGGCAGTGTTTCGTAAAGACTTAACAGCCATTGAGCATCTAGAGTTATGGATGACTTACAGCGAACACTGGTGTGAACACAAACCATCTATTACGGTTAGTGTACATGAGGATGAGTGGCTAGATGTAGGAGCGTGGTGCTATAAGAACTTTGATCGTCTTAGCGGTATTAGTTTTCTACCCTATTCTGATCATACTTATCGTCAAGCTCCTTATCAAGAGTGTACTGAGGAAGAGTACAAAGAACTTAAAGCTATCACACCTAAAAATATAGATTGGAATAAGCTAAATGAGTTTGAGTTTGAAGATAATACTAAAGCTTCTCAAGAGTTAGCATGTAGTGCTGGTGTCTGTGAAATAGTGGACTTATGAGAGAAGCTAAAACCATACTGTCAGAAGTAACAGTAATATTAAACACACAAGGGAACATAGAAGTAGAACACAACTTTGTTCCTGTAGAGGACTTTCTAAAAGTAATGAATAATAAGGTTCCTAGCTATGAAAACACTTACGTAATAAGTGCTTTCATGCAACGTGCTAATGCTCTAACTAAGAGCTACTATGATAGTATTAATAAATTACTTACCTAGAAACTTAGAGAAGCCTTTAATACCGAAAGACGCAGAAATAGCTATCATAAGCGCACTCTGATACCAATCAGGTAGAGTATCTAGTACTAGGAAACCTCTCTGTATGATGTCTTCCATGCCGGGAACGAACACTAAAATAGCTGGCACAGTTAGTACTACTACTAGATACTCGTCTTTCCAACTATCGCCACTAGTTTTAGCCATAGTCTTCTCCCACTCAATCTCACCAGTAGCTACCTTTTTGTGTACCTCGGCTTCAGCTACGGCTTTAGCTACTTTTACTTGTGAGTTAGCTTTAGTTTCTTGAAGTTTGTTTTCCATCCAAGAGCCGCCTATACTACTAACGGCACTAATTAATGGTCCAATAAAAGGTATCATGGTGTAAGTCTCCTACTAGCTTCTTCTTCAGAGGGCATTTCTCCAAAGATAAAAGGTTCTTCTTCTGAAGGTGGAGTAGATACACTATCTTTTTCACTACTGCCAAACTCTAACTCAATAGATGTTTCTTTAATAAAGTTCCCTAAAAATTCAAACTGTTCTTTAAGATAAGCACGACTCTTTATGCCTGAAGAATCACTTGTTTCTCCCATCTCAGTAACAAATAAAGCTATAGCCATCTTCTCAAAGCTTTTTAAAAATGCGGGAGAAGTTGCTATGTCACCACTAGCTACACCCATTGCCTCTTCTATTGTAATAGTTATATTAGGATCAGTTAACATCTTCAACATAAAGTTTCCTTTACGTATCTGAGCTTGAGTAATGTATATTTCAGAAGCAACATACTTAGGGCTAACTACTCCTCTAGATATACTATATACTCTAGATATTAAAGAGTTTATTTGCATTGGTTTTACAGCACTAAAATTAGTACCTTGTTGTGGCATTTCACCTTTAGTTATTTTTTCTAACTCATATATTCTACGTAATCTTTCTACTTGAGCAGGATCACGTACACCTTCTCCACCGCTATTCCATAAATCATCCATCATTTTTAAATTAGACTCTTTATATAGCATTTCAGAAAATGAAGCTAAATCTACATCTCTAACAAGTTTAAAGGGTGACGCATTAGCTACATCATCTACATCAGCTATAACATTTCTCAGACGATATTGTTTTGCACCTGTAAGTTTGTAAGCATCAGACATTATATGTTTTACGTACAATCCTCTTAAAGCATAGATTACATCTTTTTGTTTTTCAGGTTGATTTTCAAAAGCATCTATAATAACACGCACAGAGTTTTGTGGAGTGTTTGCTCCTTCTCTTCGTACAGGTCCAACAGACTCTGAAATAAGCCCTATCTCAGAAGTTTCTGGTAACAACTCTTTAGCTTGCAAACTGTCTACAGTTTCAATATTATTCCTTAGTTGATTATACTGTTGTAAGGTATAACTATCATTTCTATCATTTGCTCTTTTAAAGTATGCTTCTAGTGGTTCATCTGCAGCGTGAAAAAGTTCTGTTTGTTTAAAGATTGAATCAAAATCTAAGTCACCTGATTCTGGTCGAATATTACCAAATAAACTTCTTTTTAATATATCTTGACGATTACTAGATAGTGTGTCTATAGCAC